CTAGAACACCATCTGTCACTCCGACTAGAACAGTGACTCCTTCTAGAACACCTTCAGTATCTATTACTAGAACTCCTTCTGTAACTCCGACTAGAACTGTGACACCAAGTAGAACTCCATCTGTATCTATTACAAGGACCCCATCTGTAACTCCTACAAGAACTGTAACTCCATCTAGAACTCCTTCTGTATCTATAACTCCGTCTATTAGTATAAGTCCTACAAGAACTGTTACACCATCTAGGACTCCATCGAAATCTATTACTCCATCTATCTCTATTAGTCCTACAAGAACCGTAACTCCTTCTAGAACTCCATCAGTATCTATAACACCAACAACTTCTAGAACTCCTTCAGTAACCCCAACTAGAACTGTGACTCCTTCTACTACTAGAACCCCGTCCGTTACTCCTACAAGAACAGTAACCCCTTCTAGAACTCCTAGCAAATCTATAACTCCTTCAACTAGTAGAACTCCTTCTGTTACTCCTACAAGAACGGTAACTCCTTCAACTAGTAGAACTCCTTCTGTTACTCCTACAAGAACGGTAACTCCTTCTAATACTAGAACACCGTCCGTCACTCCGTCTGTTAGTAGAACACCGTCAAGAACTCCTTCTAGAACAGCAACGCCTTCAACTAGTAGAACTCCTTCAGTAACTCCAACTAGAACAGTAACGCCTTCTACTACTAGAACACCATCTGTAACTCCTTCTATTAGTGTAAGCCCTACAAGGACTGTATCTCCTTCTAGAACCCCATCGGTATCTAGAACTCCAACTCCTACACCGTCAGTAGCTCAATATACTATAAGCGTTTGTACTTTAGAAGGAAGTGCAGTACCCGATACTAACGCTACAGATGCTTGTAACGCTGTAAGCTCAGGTAACTACTGTGCTGATATAATATTAATAAAGACATCAGGTAACGGAAGTAATGCTTATCCTGAAACCGGCGATACAGTTAAAAGAGGTGGCTTCTTCTTAGATGCAGGTTATTATGGACACACGGCTAATAAATCAGGACATGGTCCTGCAAATTATTACTTTAAAGTACAGACCGCAGGTATCAATGCAGTTGAATCACCAGGGTTAGTATTATGTAACTCATTTACACCATCACCTTCTAAAACTCCAACTCCTTCTAGGACACCTTCTGTTACTCCGTCTGTTAGTAGAACACCGTCAAGAACTCCTTCTAGAACTCCTAGTAAGTCTCCAACTCCTACAAGAACGGTAACTCCATCTAGAACTCCTTCTCAATCACCAGGTGGAGGACTTCCTGGAAAAGGTAACCCTAACTGGGTGGTACAGTTGTGCGGTACAAGTACTACATATATTGTAAGTAAATTTACAGGGTGTATAGGTGGCAGCCAAGCTTCATTATCAACTTCCTTTAGTGTAGGTAATATAGTTCAATTTAGAGCAGGATCTTGTGGTTCAAATCCAGCTACCGGATGTGCACAAATTCTTTCAGATACTAGCACACAGAGAAATGCATTTATTACCACAGATGCAGTAATAGCAAGCTGTAGTGAACCAGATTGTTCAGAATAAGTTGTATAATTAAATAATTTTAATTAAATTTAAAATATGGTAACAGTTCCCCAATGGACATATAACGGTCAGATAATAACTGAAATAGATGATATGCCTGAAGGTACGTATGGATTTATTTATAAAGTCATTCATACTCCTTCTCAAAAAAAATATATAGGAAAAAAAGTTCTTTATTTTGAAAGAAATAAAAGGTTAGGAAAAAGAGCTCTTCAAGCATTAAGAGAAGAAAGAGCTAAAAAAGGAATAAAAGGTAGAGTTCCTTTAAAGCAGAAGGTTATAACCGAATCAGATTGGAAAGATTACTACGGTTCTCATTTAGAAATAAAACGTTTATTGGAGAAAGACGGACCTATGGCCTTTCAGAAACAGATACTATCCTATGTTAAAAGTAAAAAAGAGCTTACATATTATGAGTGTAAAGAGCTATTTATAAATGAAGTACTAGAAAGAGATAACCAATATATTAACGATAATATACTAGGTAAATTTTTTAGAAAAGATTTTTTAAATGAAACTAACTGATATACTTTTAGAGCAAAACCGTTATAATGACGACGGATACGACGAAGGAGATATCAAGCTTATGGGTGATATGATTCTTCCAACTGGTAAAATGGTTGTGCTCCAAGCTGAAGAAGATACATATAATAGAGGTTTATTAGTAACAAGTAATGAAGATAAGAGTTACGACGTAGCTTATTGGGCAGACGATAAAACAAAGCCTTACCCTATCGGAATAGAAATTGACGGCAAAGAAGTAGCTAAAGAAGCAAAAATAATTAAATTCTTATTCCACCCAGAAATGAAAGAGGAAAAAGGAGAATTTAAAAAGAGAGATAAAAACGAAAGTAGAAGCTTATCTGAACCTAGCGACGAAATGGAAAAAGTAATCGACTCAGGAATAAGAATTAGTGGAGATATGGATAACATAAGAGACGTTATGTACTACGTTCACAATAATTGGATGGGTGGTGAATTCTCTGCTGAAGAAGCTATGAAAAAAATTAGTAAATATATATCATGATAAAATTACAAGAACTTATTGGACTACCATCACTACAGTATCATATAGATAATGGTCTAACTTTACATTCTAATGTCTACCGTTACAATTCTGATGCTTTTATTAATTTATTTAAAGAAGCAAGAGAGGCGCATAGAGACGGTAAAATACAGTTAAATGAAGAGGATACAAAGCTATTAGAGACTACTGATATTGGAGAGTATGGTGATTATAACGGTATTAGAGTACCTTTAGATTTACCAATGGTATCTCCTAAGTATAATCCTTTGTTTGAAGTCGGATGTATGATCGACGAAATGATCGAAGATGAAAATACAATCGATGAAGCAGCTTCTATAGACGAAATGATTAATTTTGAATTAGTCAAAGAATTAGTAGAGTCTATTGGGGGTAACATAAACATGGACAAATTTAGAAAAGCAGTTAAAATACAAAACGAAACTTTCGATTACAATGGTTTTGATATGCTTAAAGCGTCAGTTGATTACATACCCGAGGCTGAATACAGAGGAAAGAAAGTACAACTTAATAAACCTAAAAGAGGTGGTTCCAAAAAGTTTTACGTTTACGTCAAAAGTAAAAAAGGCAATGTAAAAAAAGTCTCTTTCGGAGACACAGGACTTTCAGTTAAGTTAAAAAAGAGAGGAGCAAGAGCTTCTTTTGCCGCTAGACATAAGTGTGCACAGAAAAAAGATAAAACAAAAGCAGGTTATTGGTCATGTAATATTGGCCGTTATTGGAAATCATTAGGTGGATCATCAAACTTCTCAGGTTACTGGTAGACCATATTCCGAAAAAACAGGAAATGGTTATGTTATAAGAGAGTTTTCTAATAAAACTCCCTCTTTCGAATTCGTATGGCATAGAGACAAGGAAGATAGATACGTTGAATCCTTACAGGATACTGATTGGAAATTTCAACTAGATAATGAACTTCCACAAAAATTAACAAAAAACAAACTATTTATACCAAAAGAGACTTATCATCGTCTAATAAAAGGAACTGGTAATCTTAAAGTAAAAATATATAAAGTATGAAGTGCGACTGTAAAGAATGTAAATGTGGAACATCATGCGGGTGTAACTGCTGTAATTGTTAATTATGAAACTATCTAGTATTATATTTGAAGGTTGGAACGATAGAGAAGTAAAAGGGAAGATATCAGATTTTTCTTTTGATATGCTCTCTTCTTATTTTGAAAGCGATAGAATTAATTTACCCAACCCAGACGATTCTTCTAATACTCTTTTTAATCAACAAGATTTTGATTACTATAGAGAACGTATTATGAAAGATTATGGAGACGTAGAAGTAGAGTTAGATAAAGAAGGACAGTTTGATGATGAGCGATTTAAAATTTTAGATAAAAAGTTCCAAGACGATAAAGCAAGCTACATTCGAGCAAAAGGTGCAGCTATAGATAATTGGAGAAAAGATCCTAATTACTATCCTGGAGATTAACTTTAAATATTATGAAACTATCAAAAGTCATATTAGAAAACAATAAAATTATTTCAAAAAAAGAGCTTAAAATCTCTGATAAAGAAATAAATAAATTAACCGAGGTAATATCAGAAAAATTATCTGATTACTTAGATATCGATAAAAAAGAGATATTAGGTAAAGTAGTTAAGGAAGCTCTCTCAGAAATAGTTAATTAAAAAGTTGTTTTTTTGTTCGTTTATTCTTATATTTAATATATAAGTTACGGGCAAACTATATGGACTATACATTCTTATTAGGTTCACTAGAAAATATTTTAGGTAAAAGTTATAAAAGAGCAAGAGAAAACCATGCTTTCCACTGTCCTTTTTGTAATCATCGTAAACCAAAACTAGAAATAAACTTAGCAACTAATGAACAAGGTCAGAATCCTTGGGAATGTTGGGTATGTGAAACTAAAGGTAGAACTATAAGGTCGTTACTCTATCAACTAAAAACTCCTAAATTACAAGCTCAAGAAATTTTAAGATATGTACCTAAAGGGTCTGAAATAGAATATAAAGGAATATCTATAATAGAGCTGCCAAAAGAATTTAAATTGCTTAGCAAAGCTACTTCAACTTCAATAATAGCTAATAAAATAAAAAAATATTTATATGAGAGAGGACTTACCGACTATGATTTTATTAAATACTCCATCGGCTATTGTACAGCTGGAGAGTATGGAGGAAGAATTATTATCCCAAGTTATTCTGAGTCCAATCAGCTCAACTATTTTATTGCAAGAACTTATGAGAACGCCTACCATAAATACAAAAATCCTGAAGTATCCAAGGACATAATATTTTTTGAAAACCTTATCAATTGGGATCAACCTATTATTTTATGTGAAGGAGTATTTGATGCTATAGCGATACGTAGAAATGCTATTCCTATTTTAGGAAAAAGTTTATCTAGCACTTTAGTTAAAAAAATTATTACAAGTAAAAATAAAGATATTTACATAGCATTAGATTTAGATGCTAGAAATAAAGCTTTAAAAATGAGCGAAAAGTTTTTAAGTTACGGTAAAAGAGTTTTTATGATAGATCTTACTGATAAAGATCCATCTGAAATGGGGTTTAAAAATTTTACCAATTTAGTACAATCTGCAAACGAATTAGATTTAGGGAGTTTAATGTTGCATAAACTAGAATTATGATTAAACAAGGAACCAATATTTTGGTTGAAAATGAAAAAAAGAGACTATCTTTCAACCCAGAATTAAAACAAATTAATTTTTTAGATAGAAGAGTTTACCAAAGATCGGAAGGAGTATATTACCCGTCCGTAACTACCATACTCCAATATATGCCCAAAGCGAAGTTTTTTGAGACGTGGCTGAAGGATGTTGGGCATAATGCCGATCTTATAATGCGTAAAGCCGGTAAAGAAGGAACACAAGTTCATGAAGCTGCTGAAAAATTAATAAGAGGAGAAGAAGTCTCATGGATGGATGATTTTGGAAATGCTAGATACTCTCAGTTAGTATGGGAAATGATATTAAAATTTTATGATTTCTGGACTACCTATAAACCTAAACCTATTATGTGCGAAGAGTTTGTATTTTCAGATAAATATAAGTATGCAGGAACAGCTGATCTTGTAGTAGAACTTGAAGGTGAAACCTGGTTACTAGATTTGAAAACCTCAAATAGTATACATAAGTCGTATGATTTACAACTTGCAGCATATGCTAAAGCATTAGAAGAAGTAAAAGATATTAAAATAGACAGAACTGGAATAATATGGTTGAAAGCTCATACTAGAACTGCTTCTAAAAAGAAAGGAGTCTTTCAAGGCAAAGGCTGGCAATTAAGACAAGTAGACGAAATAGATAAAAACTTTGAGTTATTTGAAATGATATACAAGCTATATTCATTAGATAACCCTACTATCGAACCTATTTATAATTGTTACCCAACAACTTTAAAAGTAGAATAATGAAAAAAGGACCAGAATATTTAGGAAGATTAATAGGAGCTATAGTAGCTTTAGGGTTGTATCTTTTATTTACAGGTTGTTCATCTTATAGATTAGCTACCCTTCAAGACGATATGTACCCAGTAGACTATGTTATTGCTGTAAATAGCGATACTAAAATAGATACCTTATCTTACTCTCAGTTTAAATGGAAATTAAGAACTGATTTTAATTTTAGATGGGACTATGCTCAATTCGCTATGAATCAACCTTATAACTGGTATAGTAGCTTTAGTTATAATGTTTGGAGACCTTATAATTCTTTCGATGTTTATTTTAACAGATATAACTTTTGGCACGATTGGGCATTTAACTACCCTTACTACTGGGGCTATAGTAGCTGGCATAATCCATGGAGACACCACTGGTACAGACCTTATAATTGGGGACATAGTTGGTACGATGGTCCTTTTTATAACTCGTCATATAATGCTATTTGGAACAGCAGTAGAGAAAATGTTAACATAGCTTATGTAAGAGGACATAGAGGTAGTAGAAATATAGAGTTTAACGGTAATAGTATTATCGAAAATACAATAAGTAGGAGGTATAATAATCCTAGACCTATTATAAATGATAATAATCTCGATAACATAGTTAATGAATTGAGAGAAAACTATAACGTTAAACCAAGAGTATACAATAATATAAATAATTATAACAATGATCAAATTAACGGACTTAATACTAGAGGCAACAACTCGTCCCAAGGTAGTAATAATGGCAGGGGCAGCTGGAGCGGGCAAAACATACCTGTTAAACCAATTATCTCTGGACAGTCTACGTCAGGTCAATCCGGACAAATATATAGAGGATCCGGATCATCCAGCGTACAACAATCTGGGAGCAGGAACTCGTCAAGCGGACAAGGAGGCAGAGGATCTAGCGGACGAAAAAATTAGTTTCGTTTGGGATACAACAGCTTCTAATCCTGAAAAGGTTCAATCTTTTTTGAATAAAGGATATGATGTGTATATAGTAATGGTATATACTCATCCTATGATAGCATACGCAGCAAACTTTGCAAGAAAAAGAAACGTACCTGGGTCTGCAGTTTTTTCTACCTGGAGAAAAGTATACAAATTAATAGATCAATATAATAAGATGACTAAGGGTAACATGTCTATTTTTGTTAGCGACAGAGGAGGTGAATTTGATAAAGAAGTAGAAGCTTTCAATACTGCAGCTAAAAACGGTCCTGCAGGTATAAAAGATTATTTAAAAAAGTATAACGAAGAAAATGGGATAGAAGGTTCTACCTTTTTTAGACCTGTTGAAATATCAACTCAAGAAGAAGAGGAGTTTAAAAAAGCAACATCTAATATAGATTATGATAGAGATAAAAGATCTGAAGATAAAGCGCTCAAGCAAGCTTTTTTGAAGGCTTATAGAGCTAACGGAGTAGGGCCTGGAGACGATCAATTAAAAGTTGCTTTAAAAAAATATAGAGATAGAAAAGAAAAGAACGATAAAAAAGCAGATGAGGTATTAGATAATATAGCTGATTTAATTTTTAGTCCTTTATTTCAAAAGAAATTAGAACATTCTACACCACAGGAAATAGATAAAAAAGTACAAGCGTTTTTAGCATGATAGCATTATATCCTGGAGCATATAAACCCCCTCATAAAGGTCATTTTACAGTAGTAAAAAGATTACTAGATGGATCTCATAACGGAGTAGTTTATGATATTGATAGTTATTTAGAAGCAGGAGAAAAAGCTCTCAAAGGAGATAAAAGAGAAAGTACCAAAGTTGATAAGGTAGTAATCTTTATTGGAGGTAATACTAGGAATGGTATAACACCAGAACATGCAGAAGCTATTTGGAATATTTATAAAAAATACTTGGGTAATGTAGAAATAGTAAAAGGAGAAAAAAATCCTATGTTTGCTTCAAGTAAGTATGCTAAAGACAATCCTAATGAAAAATTTTATGCTATAGCAGGAATAAGAGATGAAGATGATTTAGTAGACTTAAAAAGAGTAACTACTTTTAAAAATCGAGATAATGTTGAAGGATTGGTAGTTTCAGGAGACGGAGTTGACCAAAGAGCTAGTATCATTAGAGGTTTAACCATAGCAGGTAATACTAGATTAAGGAATTATTTTCCAGATGAAATCAACGACGAAGAGTACCGTAAAATATTAAATATAATGAAAAAAAGCGCAATAGAAGAAAATATAGATAAATCTATCCAAGATACTATTGAAAACCTCTTTACTGAAGAGATAGAAGAAGGTCATGGAATGGCTGCAATAGCTCCTAGATCGGTCATGAAATCTTCTGAAAGAGCTCATTTAATTACTTTATATAATAGAATTAAAAATCAAATAGGAGATGAATATGTTGATGTTGAATTTAAAACTGATCATATAAAAGTATCATTAAAAGATGAAACATCTAACTCTAATTTTGATTTTACTCCTTATATGGCTTCTATACTTGAGTATATGATGGATCAAAAAATGAATATACTTCCTTTACCAGATATTAAAGTAAAAAGAGATATAAAAGAAGCAGCAGACTTTTTTGGTAGGACTGCTTACTATAATCCTGATTTAAAAGAAATGGTAATATATGTAGAAGGTAGACATCCTAAAGATATTATGAGATCGTTTACTCATGAAATGATTCACCACATACAGAACGTTGAAGGAAGGTTAGGAAATATAAGTACTACTAATACTAATGAATCGGATGAATTATTAGAATTAGAAAAAGAAGCATATACTAAAGGTAATTTGACTTTTAGAAACTGGGAAGATAAAATAAAAAATGAAAATAGTAATCTTAATGAAGGAAAGTATGATAGCTTAGTAACTAAACTTGCCGGTTATACTTTAAATGCATGGAAAGGAGATCACGATGAAAAGCAAAGAAAAGGGTACTTTGCAGTTGAAGTAGGACCCGGTAAAGAATTTGACTATCCTCATTTAGATTTTAAATATAGAGCTCAAGCTATTTTTGATTACAATATAAAATCTGTAGAAGGAGGAACAGCTTATCCACAAAAGCCTGAAGTAGTCGTAAAATTTGCTATTAATAAAAATGAGTTACCTGAAAGGTGGTCTACTATAGCTATGGAGTTAAGAAATATAATACGTCATGAAATAACCCATTTAATGCAATCAGGACCTAATGTTAAAAAAGGTAAAGAAAAAGCATCTGATAGTATGAGAAGAGCTAAACTTAGTAAATCACCAGGCCCTGGTTATTATAAATTAGAAAAAGAAATAGATGCTAATTTAGAAGGACTATACCTACAGGCTAAAAAATCAAGACAGCCTTTAGAAAAAGTTATTGATAACTACTTAGTTGATAAGTTAAAGCTAACTCCTAAAGAGCAGGAAATTATAAAAGATATTTGGAAAAAAAGAGCACCTGAATTAAATATACCATATGGAGAATAGTATAGTAAAATTATTAGAAGCATATCCAATTCCGGAACAAAAAGAGTTACCTCCTTACCAAATATATTGCGATATGGATGGAGTATTAACTGACTTTGAGTCAAGGTTTGAACACTTTACTGGAACTGGTCCTCAAGCTTATGAAAAGCAATATGGACTAGAGCAGTTTTGGCATCTTATAGATTTCAAAATAGGTGTAAGGTTTTGGGTAGGTATGGATTGGATGCCTGAAGGGAAAAGATTATGGGATTTTATAAAACCATATAAACCTCATCTTTTAACTTCTCCTTCGAGAAACGATACGTCTAGGCTTGGTAAAAACCTTTGGGTAAGAAATAATTTACAGCCTAAGCCTAAAACTATTTTTGCATATTCAGCTGATAAGCAGAGATATTCAAACGAAAATAGTATATTAATAGATGACAAAAAATCTAATATAAATGAATGGGCATCTAAAGGAGGTATAGCAATTAGATGTAAAAATGGAAATGTTGATCACGTTATAGAAAAATTAAAAGAATTAGGTTATGAGTAATGAATCACTCTTAAAAAAAGAATTTAAAGAAAGTGATATTCAGAGAGTAAGAAATATAGTAAATAAAGATTTTACTAAAAAAACTAAAATACAATCTGGTTATCAAAAAAATAAGTCAAGATATCAAGAAGGGGAAATCTGGGAAGAAGGAGGTAAAACTTGGACTATAAAAAACGGTATTAAGCAAAATATAACTAAACTTGATGGAGCTAAAAAAGCATTAAGAGTTCCTCTATCTTGCCCTAAATGTGGAGGTCCTATGGGACATCATCTAGCTAAGAAGATGTTTAAAATTCATGGGTTTTGTTTTGATCCTTGTACTGTAGAAATGGAAGCTTCATTAAGAAAAGCCGGACTATATAAAGAGTATGAGAGAAAAATGATTAGCGGTAATATAGTTAGCTTTTTAGAAGATATTGAAAACTGGGTATCTAACTCAGTTAATGACCAATTATCATTTGTAACAGAAGCAGGAGATGTCGAAGATTGGGGAGGAATGTCAAAAAATACTAAAGAAAAAATACTAAAAGATTTAAAAGGTTACTCTGAACATATCCGTAAGCAATTATAAAGATATTTATATTAAAGAAATTCATGGCTACACAGAGAGACATATTAGAAAAAGTACTTAGAGAGTTAACGCATATTAAAAAACATATGCCTAACGGAGAACTTAAAGCATTGATGGAGGACGTAAAAGAAATGAAAGATGATATGTCTGATTTGAAATATACTCTTCTTAACCCAGACGACGGTGTTATAGTAAGAACTAATCAAAATACTGAATTTCGTAAAGAAATGCAAGGTAATGAAAAAGATTTTCAACTTCATATGCAAGAATTAGAATCTTTAAAAAACTGGAAAGATGGAGTCAATAAAGCTCTATGGATTATTTTTGGACTTTTAGCAACTGTAATTATTAGAATGATAATGATGCATAGTGATAAAATATGATTACTAATAAACAAATACACGAATTAACTTTAGAGTCATTAAGAGACTGGTTTAAAAAAGAAAAATGGGTACGTATTTCTTCTTCTGGTAATATAGCTGGTCCATGTGGTACGTCTAAGAATAAAAAAAATCCTGATAGATGTTTACCGAAAGCTAAAGCTCAATCTTTAACAAAAAATCAAAGAGCAGCTACAGCAAGAAAGAAAAAGAAAGCAGGTGCTAAAGGAAAGACAGTTGTTAAAAATACTAAAAAAGCAACAGTAAAAAAAGAAGTGATGGTAAACGAAGGTAATAAAGAATATATAAAAGTAAAAAGAAGAGACTATAAAAAAGCTGTAGCAGTAATAGATAGTGCTTTAGAGAACGATGTATATGACGTAGGAGGGCACAAAGTTGATATAGTTGATAATGACGGTGCAGGAAATGTAATATTTTATATTTCTGGGCCTGAAGCTAGAGCTATGACTTATGATGCTATGGTTTATGTAAGAAATGAAGATATAGATATAGTAGACTCTTCAGTAAAAGATAACGAAGATCTTATGAACGAATATGTACTAGGTTCTAGACACGGTAGTCTAGTTATGAAATTTAAAGACTTAGAAGCTGAAATTGAAAAAATAGCTGATGAAGGTGATTTCGTAGTTAGAAGAAAATCTAATCCTTCTGATAAAGTTCAACATGAATGGGAAATAGTCCCTATCGGAGATGTTAGTTCTGGAGAAGAAAAAAGCGGAATAAGAATATATGATTTTAAGTTTCCATTTGACCCTGCTAAACATAAAACTGATCAAACTCATTCATTTAGTGTCGGAGGAGTAGATAAAATGAATACACTATCGATACTTAAACATTTGTTTGGATCAGAAGCTAAAGCATCACACTCAGATATTAATATGAATGATGTTGACCCTGATGCTTGGGTTAATTCACCTTATGGTCAATCTGAAATGGATGAAGATAAAGGTATGGAGATATCCAAAAAAAATTACGCTGATCATTTTAAAACAACAGGTATGAAAAAAAATAAAAAAATAAACGAAGGTAGAGGTGTAATGAATTATATCAAAGATGCAGTAGAGGATCTAATGATTGATGGAGACATTAGCGCAAGAGAAGCTGCAATGGAATTAGTCATTGCTATAGCAGATGAATATGATTTTGATTTAGCAGGTCTAGAAATAGATTTATTTGATAAAGGAATGAGTGAAAGCCGTTATACTAAAATTAGAGACTATTATAAGAAGATAGACCAGTTAAAACAGAGTTCTCAAAAAGAGTACGAAAAAAGAAAAGAAGCTGAAAAAAGTAAAAAGCAAGAAACTGCTAATCCTCAAGATGGCAAATCTGCTCCATACGGATCCGGTTATAAACCAGTAAAAGAATTAACTAAAGAAGATATAGCTAACCTTATCACAGGTTTAATTCATGAAGCACAAGGTAAAGAAGTTATAATGGAAAAAGACGACAGATGTACTAGAATTGCTAAACGTAAATATGACACCTGGCCATCAGCTTATGCTTCTGGAGCAGTAGTTAGATGTAGAAGAGGTGAAATTTGGAAAGGACAAAAATAATGCCAGCAAAGTTAAAAGCAAGTACTAAAGAATATGTTAGAGATGCCAGAGGCAGAATGACTAATAAATTTACTTGGAAGCATTATACTCCTCATAATACATCTACAGAAGAATTAAAAAAGATGTATGAGAGTAATTCATACAGTAGAAAAAAGAATATTATAAAAAGAGAGTTAATTAAAAGAAATGCCTTTAACTAAAAAATCAGACGCAGGAGATTACGTAGATGATTTTAAAAAATCTAAAGCCCCGCAATTCAAAGGTAAGTCTAAAAAGAAAAAGCGTGATATGGCTATTGCAGCTTATCTTGCCAATAAGAATGAGATGGCTGATTTTATTAGGGAAGTTGTAAGAGAGAATTTTAAAGACGGTAAAAAGAAAGGAAAGTCTAGACCTGGTAGAGTAAAAAAATCCGGAGCTAGCTGTAAAGGTTCAGTTACTTCTTTAAGAGCTAAAGCTAAAAAGTACGGTGGTGAAAAAGGTAAAATGTACCACTGGTGTGCTAATATGAAAAGCGGTAAAAAGAAATGAAGATAGCAAACACAGTTTTTTCTAAACAAGCGTATTATACAGAACCTACCTTAGAGGTAGATACTTTACGTGACCCTAGTTGCGTTGATCTATTTGATCAGAATGGGTACCATTTAACAAAAGCTGAACAAGCTTATTTAATTCCTAATGGATACGATCCTATAGAAAGAAGACATGAAGATTGTTTAAGACAGGATTGGATAGTATGGGACAAAAGAGAAGGAGCTCATATTAATCACTCAGATATATTTGAAAGAAAAGGATTTAATGGTACAGCTAAACTACAATTAGAAAAGTTTGCTGTAACTAATCCTATGTTATATAAATTAGTAAAAATGAAGCCTAAGTGGGGTATAGACGTCTCCATCGACTACGTATCAGAAGATGCAGTATTTGAAGTTTTTCATTACGAATGGGATTCGTTTGACTATAATGCAGTTGTAGAAAAAAAGCTAGAAATAGAACAGTTTATTCTATCTAAAGACTGGGATGATATAGCTAAAATTTTATGGAAAAAGAAGGATCTATGGTATGATTTAAATTTCTTTGACCAGACTCAATGGCGTACTGATTTTTTTGGGCTTTCCCCGGAAAAGTTTAAAAATGTTATTTGGGAAGACTAATCTATTTATTTATATACGTATATAAACTAAGAAACTATGACCTACGAGGAAATAAAAACCCGATTGGCTAAATGCGAGTTTACTTTAAAAAGCATCAAAGACGGGTCCTATAAAAATCTTTCCGTTCAAGATTTAAAAGAAAAAACTGCAAAATTAAATATTCTTAAAGAATCATATAAAAAAATGCTTTCTGAAGAAGGAAGAGTAAGAACCTCGAATAGTGATAAAGCAGAAAAATTAGTAGATAAAGGCATAGATGTAGATTTAGTTGAACCAGAAGATTTAAAAAATGAATTAGAAGGAGATACTGAATCGTCTGCTATAAGTGATTTAGGTCAAAATGAAACTGCTAAAGTAGCAAAAATTACAGGAAAAGCTGTAGCAAAAGTACAAAATGAAATGGGGCTTGGTGTCAAAAGCGCAAGAGCTGTTAATATAACTCCCGATTCTTTCAGTATTGAAATAATTTTTAGCACAGGCTCTGAGGAAGAGTATAAATTTAGAATCGAAGATGGTTATCTATTTTTAGATCAATTTGAATATGGAGGAGGAGTTTTCGATAAAAAATTAGCTCCGGTTGGAATCAAAGCTGATGGAAAGCCTTTACTTCATCAAGACGTTATAAATAGAGAATTAAAAAGCGTACTAAACAATATTATGGGCAACCCAGGTAACAGAGGAGATAGTTTTAAAAATGAAACTATGTCTGATAAAGAATTTCAAGATGCTAAAGAAGCTGAAAGACTAGAAAAGCATCCTGAAAGAGATAAAATCAAAAAGATACAAGCAATGATTGCTAAAGAAAGAAGGAAGAAAAATATAAAAGAAGGAGAATATGCTGCTGATAAGTATAACGTAAACGTTTATGGTTATCAAACTAAATACTATAAAATTTGTCCTGGCGCTAAATCGTTTATACAAGATGTTGTAGACGGTAATTATGGAGAACTAAATAAAGAAGAAGTTATAAGACTTGCTAAATTACATGATGTATTATTTAAAATGGAAATAACAGCGTTAAAAGATTCTTCTTTTGCCACAGAAATTTTAGATGATGCTCAATACGTATCTGCTACTATCAAAGACCAAGTTTCAAGCATGGGCCTACCAGTTGATAGAGTTGATTATTTAGACGGCCATATAGAAAAAATAAAAGATGCTAGACAGGGAGTAAAAGAATTTTTTGGTTTTGGCAAAAATAAAGCAGATAAAATTTATGAACCTAAATCTACTATTTTATTTAACAGATATGCTTTCATGGATAGAATTGGAACAGAGTTTGAAAAATATTCACCTAGACAGAAAGCCGGAGTAAATAATATATTAAAAGCAATCGATAACTTTTTTGCCAAGTCTGACCTATCTAAGATTCGAGATAATATAGGATTCAGGATATACCCTACTGGTCAAAAAGGAGCTTTTAAAGAAGATAGTACAACGTTATACGTAGCTATTGATGGACCAACCGGTTTAAATCGAACTGCTAAACCTAAAGTTGCTCTTAAATATGTAACAGAATTTGTAAAAGACTTCTTAATGAAACAGGAAGGATTAGCTGTAGGTCAAGGTAAAGGTGAGAAGGGTACAGATATAAGAGCATTTGAAATTTTCATACCTATTAAATTTAATGAAGTAGAAGTTAAAGAAGATCGAATAAGTAAAATCCAAAAACTTATTAATATTAAAAAAAATAATGAAACTAAAGGAGCACCTTCCGGTCATTATTTTACCGCTTCAGGTAACTTGGTTAAAGGTAGATTAACAAAAGCTGCTAGAGAAAAAGGAGCTAGATTAAGTGATCCAAAAGATAAACAAAGATCTAAAGTACCCCCAGTAACTCAATATAACGAAGAAGAAATAGATAGTCCAGAATATTACTTCGAATATTTAAACCAATTAAGGGATTCAGGTGTAACTAACATGTTTGGTGCTGTTCCTTATTTACGAGCTGAATTTGGTTTGGATAGAAATACAGCTAGACAGATATTAGCTACATGGATGAAATCATCTACGAATGAAGCATCAGCTGAATTATCTAAAGCTGAAAAAAAGAAGTTAAAAGATATGAGTAAGTCTTTAAAGAAATCTTCTAAAGGTCATGCAGGACAGGCTAAGTATCTTGATAAATTAGTCAAAGAAGGCGATTTAGTTTACTTAGATGACGGTGATATAGATTTTATAAAAAGCTTTGTAGCAAGATTAGGGTATGATAAAGACCCAGTAACTGGTGAAGAATTTAGTAAATTAAAACAAATACTTAAAGCTGTAATTAGATCATCAGAAGAGGATACCCTTACACTACAAGAGGGTGACTTATATTATATAGGAAAAGAAGAAAAAGTAAAGCTTTTAAATATTTTAAAAATGCTACAATCCGGTGAAGTAGGACAAGATGTAGGTATGATTAAAAAAGCAGCTGAACTTTTAAAAGATATGTTAAGAGGATTTGGAGATGACCGCAACGAAGCAATTGAAGATAAAGAACTACCAAAAGGAAAATACTCAGTATCTGAATTACAAAAAGTTCATAAATTAATAGTTGATAAAATGAAAGAGCTTAATGCTCTAAGAAAAGAAAAAGGCGGTGACCATATGTACCAAGGAGGTTCTGAACCAGGTAAACATTCAGTAATGGATCACTTAAAATCACTTACTAAAAAGAAAAAACAAGTTGAAGCTGCTTTAGAAAAAGCAGTAGCTAATGTAGGTAGAGGTCAGCAATTAGACCCTAACATACAGGAAAACGAAGAATACGATGCTTATGACGACTATGATAATATGGATTTTAGCAAACTTAATTCAGGTCAAAAAGCAGCACTCGATGTTTGGCTAGAGCAATACCATGAAGCTACCTTTACAGATAGAGCAGGATTTCAAGCCATGATAGATAAATTTGCTGAAGTCGAAAATGCAAATGATTTAGCAGACTTCGTTCATGCTGAATTTGCAGGCGATGAAGGTGAAAGACAGTATTTTATAAGACAATTAGAAAAAGCTTATTTAGATGATGATCAACCTTTAGATGAAGAAGCTATTAAAGAAGGTACTGAACTATACGATAAAGGTGGTCTACAAATAAAAAGATTCTTTGGAGGTAAAAGAGGATTAATGGTGCAGATAACTTACGGTAGAGAGTATATCCAAATACCTGCCGATGATTTCCCAAGAATGGCTAGAGCAATGCAATCAGTCATAGGAGACTTAAAAGATAAATCTATTCAGTATCCCAGAAGTAAGAATATTGATGAAGATACTGATATAGGTCATCAAGATGATGAACCCGGTATGCTTAAAAGCACAGCATATGAAGCAGCAACTTTTGCAGCTAAGTTATATAAAAAATTAGCTAAGTATGATCAATTTGATGGAGAAGTTGATTTTCCTAATTGGTGGCAAAGTAAATTAATATTGTCTAAAGACTACTTATCTAAAGCATTCCATTATTTAGATTCAGAAGAAAAACAACCTATTATTGATAAATTAGCATTAGAAGGAAAAAATGAAAAAAAAGGATCTTAAAAATATAATTTTAGAAGCTTACACAGAGGCTCTAATAGAACAAGATGATAGAGAAAGTTTTGATCTTGATGATGAACTAGAGGACAAAAGAGTAATTTTTTGGAAAGATATTCCTAATAATATAAAAACATCTTTGAAAAAAAATGTAGAATATAAAGGAAGACCTGCTCCTGGAGATCCTGCTAGAGATTATGTAGATAAAGAATATGAGACTTATTATTATACCACAGCTTATAATAAAGAGACTAATTCATATAAACATGCAATAATAAGACTGCCGTCTTTTGAAAACCTTTACAATAGGTATGCTAAAATTTTGAAAGATATTAAAACTTTGATGGGTAGAGATTCTGTTAAGTCGGATCAAGAAGCTAAAGATCTTTTTGAATTAATAAAGACTAACTTTAGAAAAATGCAATCTTACCTTAGAAAAAATCACCCTGAACAGTACGAAAGATTTAAGATAAGAAGAGCAATGGAAGAAGTACTGAATGAAGGTAGTAAACTTAATAATACTGTAGGAGCTTATTTAAGATACGAACTTAATGAAAACCTATCAGACTTAGTAAACGAACAAGAACCTGAACCTGAAGAACAACCAGATCCAAAAGCATCTAAAGAAACAGTATTAGAAGATTCAACTGATATAATGCTTAATAAATTTCCTACATTAAAGAATGCTATTGTTAAACTTCAAACTGAAGATTTCAAAGAATTTGTTGAAAGTATTGATTGGGTTTCTCCTAGACCTACATCATTCAGAGTAAATTTGAAAAACGGTCAAGATTATATACTTAAATGGTTAGGAGATGGTTTTCAAGCTCAAATAATGGGTAAAAGATACTATTTAAATAAAATCTCAGAATAC